GGTCAAGGTCACGATAGTCTGGTAATGGGGGAGCGTCCAGCCTTCGGGCCGGGCGCGACCCCCGTCGACGCGGAGTTCTCGTGCCATGTGCTCCAGCAGTTCCGGCAGTTTGGCCAACAGCAGCGGATTATCAGTCTGGACTGAAAAGCCGGAGCCGTTGGCGCCGTTGATCACGATCACGATGGCGGCGTCTGCCTTCGCTTCCTCGCGCACCCGGGTGCAGAGGTCGTCGTATTTGCCAGGACCCCAAGCCATTAGTGTTTCCCCGGCTCGATGGCGCCGCCGGTAAGGGGCGATGACTGCCGGATACCGGTAACGTGCCGCTGCGTGATGGGCTTGCCGCCGCCCGAGTTAGTCTTGTTGTTGCCGCCGCGCTTTGGCATTCCGACCCGCTTTGAGGGCCGGGGCGGGATGATGCGGTAGGACCCAGTGGAAAACCCGCCACCGCGATCGAAAGTTTGAATTTCCGACCGTATTGTCGTCGGCATCTCGTACCGTAGCCAGTGATCGCTCTGGCGAACATAAAGCCGCGACAGGTAAACCCGGGCCTCGGTGCAATGCAGCTCTCGCTTGCACGCTTCGGCGACGGCGCAATGCTCAGGGTCCTTGCGCCGTCGGCTTTTGATATCCACTGGCAGCACCTCGATCAGCAGCGGCTCCGTGGCGTCGTGAACCGGCAAGCCATCAATCGTTTGGATTCGTCTCATTATGTTAGCTCCATCCTTCGGTTAGCGTTACTACCAGTAGTACGTCTCCCTTATAGAATTTATACTTACAGTATCTGCCCGTTGAGCTTCTCCCAGTCGGCGACCTCGCCGTGGACCGGCGCGACAAACGCCTTGTTCCCAACCTCCGGCAAGGTGACCGCTGACAGCAATGCCTCCTCGCACAGTCGCATCCGCCGGCGATACCGATCGTACCACTCAGCCTCCTCGCCCCGCATCGGCCACTCCCAACGGGCGAGGTGCCGCCCGAGTTGATCGCCATGACTCTTCCAGATGTCGCGGTGCCGCCCGCCCATCTGCTCGCTGACATGTGGAAAGACAATCTTGAGAGCCGGCCAGCGCGCCGCGATGTGATAGATCGAGATGTCCTCCCGGTGCTTTAGGAAGTCGGCGACGGTCAGACTGACCAGCATCGCCAGCCGCCGCTCGTAGAGCGCGGTCTCGACCCACTTGATGAGCTTTGCGTGGGTGTCGGAGTCGAGCGCGTTGTTAAAATAGATCGGATCGCCCGGTTTGTAGCGGGGGACGGTCTGCCGCTTCCAGGCGTAGTACACCTCGCGCCTGAGATAAACTTTGACGATGCACTGCCGCGACGCACCCTGCTCCGGCCCCAGCTCGAAGCACAGCACGGCGGTGTCTTTCAGCGAGTCGAGGCCCAGCGCAAGCAGGTCAGCCAGGCTGGGGGGCGTTGTTACGAGTTTGACCTGATCGAGGTCGAGCGGGAACCCGGCCTCCATCGTGTTGACCCGGTTCTGCATCAACGCAGTGACCGCCCGCCGAAAGTAGTCGAGGTGCTCGGGCGACGGTGTCCAGTTAGACATCTGGTTATGACTCCATCCGGTGGGGGCCAGTCGGAGCCGGCCCCCTTATGGTTCAGGCGTGGATACGCACGGTCTCGCCCCACGGCGCCGTGAGGTTTGTCGTGGCGCACCACACCACGTCGTAAGCGGGCCTTGACGGAAAAGGCCCATACAAATCGGTGAGGTACACGACCGTCTCGGGGGCCACGTCGTTGGCCTTCATCCATTGGAACGGCGGGACGAACGACGTGCCGCCGCCGCCCTCGGTCGGCTTGTATGCGTGGTCCCAGAACTCCTCCAGGCTGGACGCCCACTCGGTGCGCCGCACCTGGGCATCGCACCACCCGACCAGTAATCTCTTGGGTTTGACGTCCACCAGAATCCCGCCGATTTCGGAGAAGAAGGCGTTGTATTCGCCTTTGCCGATAGAACCACTAGTGTCGATCCATACGGCCACAAGGTCCGCACCGTGACCTTTCCTACCTGGCATATAGATGATTGGGTTGAGAACGAGTCGGCGGCGATTGGGGTTGAGCCAGGTTTCCCGACGCGACCCCAGCTTGCCGGTCAGGATCATCCTGATGTGCTCCCGCCAGTTGACCTGCGGGTTGATGATCTCCTCGCACAGCCGCTCGATAAACCCCGGCACGTTGCCCACGGCCTTGGCCGCCGACAACGCCCGCGCGACCGCCTCACGGTGGGTGATGTCGTCGATCTCGTCGGGGACCGCGGATACCGGGTCGATGTAGGGCTCCTCGATCACGTCGAACCGACCGCCGGCTGCGGCCGCACGCTTGTCCGGCTGCGAGCCTCGACCGTACTTGCTACTACCCGTAACAAGCGGCCCCACTTTACCGTCGTCGCTCGGTTTGTCGTCGGCGCCCTCGCCTTGACCGCCGCCCTTGCCTTCCTGCTTCTCGCCTTCCTCACACGGCCGGCGCGGTGGGGGAGGCGGCGGCAGTTTCCCATACAGGGTTTTGTAGACCTCCTCGATCTTATCGGTGCCCGAGATGGTTTTGTCGTACAGCCACTCGGGGTTGCATAGACCTATTTTGTTCATAATAAGGTCTGCGTTGATGACGTAGTCGGCGGCGATGTTGAACAGATCCTTGATAAACGGCACCCCCTCGATGATCTTCTCGGTGTGGTAGTAGCGCACCCGCTTACTGTGGCCCCACACCGCGTGGTAGGTCTCGTGCGCCAGCACGAAGCACCGCTCCGGCGGCCTGAGCGTGGTAAACCACGCCGGATTAAAATACACTCTCTTACCATCAGTCGCCGCTGTCGGCACAGCTTCCGTCGGGTATTCAGTAAGCTGATCGTAGTAGTAATAGCAGAAGAACGGGCAGTGGTTCATGAAGGCGATCCGCGCCTCGACCAGTGCCTGTTCTTGTTCAGCCGTCAAGACGGCTTTCGTCGGTAAGCGTCGCGCTTGGGGTTCCATATCCGAGGTATCCTTTTACTTGTTTGCACAACCAGCTTTACGTGCTGCCTGCACCTCTATAAGCTTCTGTCGTTGCTCAGTAGTTGTTGCAGTGCGCGCTATAAGAAACGCAGTGTGCTGCTGTGTCCACACTCCACATGGGTGCGTTATTATATCCAGCTTACGCTCGATTTCGGACAACCTCGCCTCTATGTCACTGGAATAACACGGCGTCGACCAACAGGCCGCGCACACTAACGCTACAATGATCCGTTTCATCCGAGTTCTCCTTTATTTTACTTCTTCGCCAGCTCGTCGAGCTTAAGCATGATATCGACTTGTATTTCTCCGATATGGCTCAACTGGTTCTCGATCGCGTCGAGGCGCCCTTCAAGCGCCACTGTTACCTCGACCATATGCCGCGACAGGGACGCCGCGACCGCTTGATAACCGGCCTGCCGCGACAGGGTCGCCGCGACCGCTTGAATATCCTGCTGGATGCGGTCGAGCCGTTGCCCCAGCAGTTTCCAATTCACCACGTCGTCGCTCATCCGAGTTATTCCCTTTTCCAGTGGTCGTAACACGTTCGTCGGTAACCGTCGGGGCTAGGCCAGCCGCAGCCCGCGACAAGCTGGCACCCCGGCTCGTCGCACATATTGTCGAAGCACTCGGCGCAGCGACAGTTGGGGCATATTCTCCAACTGTTGCCCGCCATCTCCGGGTCGGCGAACTGGATGATCTCGTCCTGCTCGCCGCGCCAACTGCACTCTCGGCATTCAAAGATCAGCATCTATTGTCCTGTCGAGTGGACGGCATTCGTACAGAGACCATGTTTCTCCGGGCTTTAAGTGGTCTTCACGACCGGCGGCGTACTTCTTTGCGTCGGCGCGAGTATCGAACGTCTCAGGGTCGCTTAACCACGACCCGTCGTCGGCTTCCTTAACGACTAGATACATGTACATCAGAGGTTCCACTTCGCCAGTTTATCCGCGACGCGCTTGGCCTCGTCGGCCACGGTGCCGCGCAGCGAGGCATCCTTGCGCAAGTCGGATGCCTCGATCCCGTCCATCATCTTCCGGATGTCGGCGGCGATCTCGGCGACCCGGCCGTCGCCGTTGATGTTCCACCCCGGCAGCAGGGTCACCAGTTCCCGTACCGCGCGGATGCTGGCCTCCTTGAACTTCGCGTCCTCGGTCGACAATCTCTCGACCAGGTGCCCGATGCGCTCTTTGGCCTCCTGCCACATCGCACCCGCCGCCGCCTCGCGCTGCCGCTGCTGCCGGTCGGTCAGGTGCTTGGACAGGCGGTCCAGCATGTTCTCGGGCAGGCCCCGGAACCCGGTGCCGTCGGGGATCGGCTCGAAGTCCTGGTAGATCCTAAACCTGGAGCGCACGTCCTCGATCGTCGGGTAGTCGGCATCCGCCATGCCGCCTAAATTCTGCCTCGCCGTCGTCACGAGGTCCGGATACCGGGGGAGGAAATCCTCCAACTCGTCGAAGGCCGCCCTCTTGAGGGCGCCCAGCTCGGTCAGGGACCGCTGAAACAAGGGATGGGGGAGCAACCTCGGGCCGGTCTTGCGCTCGGCGGCGGTGTCGCTGACCCACGGCAGGGTCAGCTCGTAGTGGCGCATCCGCACGGCGGCGTAAGCGGAGCGTAAGCTCTTGAGGGGGCCGTCGGCGCCGGCCAGCAGGTTCTTGATCATCTTGCCGACGTCGCCCCGCGCGCCGTGGCGGGTCTTGACCTCTTCCAGAATCGTCTTGTCCGATTTCATGCCGTCCCAAACGCTAATTTTAACGTGGGCCAACAACGCGGTGTCCTGGAGTGCCCGGCCTAAATCGTGCTCGATCTCGCCGGGGGTTGCGATCGCGATAGTCATGTCGTTCATCAGATAGCTCCTATAGGGTAGCGGGGTTACTACTCGTAGCAACCCCGCCTTCTTGTTAGGCTTCGAATATGCTGGCGCCGTCTTCGACTCGCGTGAGGCCCTCGACCTGGACCTCGACGCAGTGGAGGCGATCGCGGTATGGCACCCCGAAAGATATTTCGAGGTGCTGCGCCGCCGTCCTCGACACGGCGTAGGCCACCGCTGCCTCGTCACTGTCGAAATCCAACGTGATGTCGACGCTGATGTGCAGCGTGTAGGGCTGCTTCATTTGGTTCCATCCTTTTATGAGTTCGCCGCCAGCAGCACGTTCTTGTTCTTGCGCTGGTAGTCCCGGTACTCGGCCAGCGGGAAGATGTACCTCGCGCGCACGGGATCGCGGTTGAGGGTGGTGACCGCCAGCACGCCCATGTCCTGATGCATACGAGCGATATAAGTTAAGAACGCCGCCGCGTTGTCCTCGTCGATGTGCTCGACCAGTTTGAACACGCAGACCATCTGGCCGTCCTGACGGGGCGGCAGCTTGGCCGTCATCGGATCGGCGATGATCTCGTCCGGGTCGGGCAGCTGGTCGGCGTACTTGAGGTGCGCCAGATACTGCCCGGCCGAGCCGGGGCCGATCCACGACGCGACGCACTCGTGCGCGATCGGGTCATTCAGGTCCAACAGCTCGCCGGCCTGGATTTGCGCTGGCGTCCTGATTCCCCGCAGATCCTTGTCCATCAGGACGAGAGACCTCGGGGTGCAGAACTGGTCGGAACCGTCGGGGACGGTCTCGCGGAACACGACCCCAGGATGGGCTCGTGCAAACGAGACGGTCAGATAGTGCGGCCTATAGGCGCCACGTTGCGTCTCGACCCATTGCAGCCAGGGGTCGAGCCGCGCGTCGATATTAAGAAGACCTCTCCGGTTGACGATAAACATCATCTCCCGCATGACGCCCGACCTGTCCGTGACCCGGTTGGTGGCCGACGTCACCCGCCAGTGTCGCGGCAGGCTCCAGTCGCCGACCCGACCGTTGAGCTGAAGCTCAGCGGCGGGCTTCTTGACGTCCTCCTCGGCCTGCCCCCATTCGTCTAACAAGAGGACGCCAACCTCGGGCAGCTCGCCCTGCCACTCGCTAATGTCGTACCAGCGGACGGGGTTGTCCGGGTTCCCCGTCGGCTCGCACACCCGCACGTTGGTGCCGTCGGGGCGCGGCATCCACGGCGGCATACTGAACACCGTCAGCGGCGGCCCCGACCCCGCCGGGTTCTTCGTCGGAATCATGAATCCGCGAATGTCCGGGCTGGTGACCGTCGCCAGCATAAAGACGATCATCCCGACCGGCTGGTTCAATGCGATAGCCAGCATCTCGACGTACTGGTGGTTGCCCTCGGTCTTGCCGACACCGGGGCTCGACGATAGACAATAAGCGTTGGCGCGTTCGCCGCGATCCAGCGCGGCGAGGTGGGTGCGCAGCAAGTAGTCCTTGGCTCTATCGAGGTTCATTTTTTACTCCATCCGAGAATTTTAACGTCTTAAGGTTAGCGGGTCTACCGTATCGTTCCTATATTTTTGGCCTCCTGTGCGGTTGGTGAGGGCGTGGTCGTCGCGACAGCGACGAGCCAGCCGACGGCATAGACGAGGCAGACGAGGCCCGGCCACGCCACAAGGGCTAGGCCGACGTACCAGGGCGAGGGGCGGCGCATCGGACCTTGGCCTTACCATTCCGCGCGTTGGTAGGCGGGCATGTCATGGATGTCGTCCGTGCCGTGTTCGGCACGGATGCGCGCCTCCAGCTTCTGCGATATCTCGACCAGCAGCTGGTATAGCCGCTGCTCGGGCACGTCGCCCTCGCTGCACTGGTAGATAAGACAGTGCATTGCCTTGAGGCTGTCGATATCCGGCGGGCACCCAGGCACCTCCGGTGGCTCGGTGTACTCGTAGTCCGTGGCTCGCCCACCCTCGATATCGTCGATGGGGTCGGCGCGGTGGGGGCCTCCGTAACGCTGCTGCACTGCCTCGATGTTGAGCTTAAAAAACTGCCGGCCTGACGCCGTGAGGCTGTCCTGGTTAAACATCCTGGGCTGCATCAGGGCGAAGCCGCGCACCACGCGGTCCATGCAGGTCGTGTCTACAACGAACGCACTCATGTTGGTGGTTCCTTCCGATATTTTATGGTTGACTCACGTAAAAGCCTTGAGGACGAGGCTCGCGACGCCGGCCAATAGCAGCGCGACCATCCACGTTAGGACGGTGAGCCGCGTCTCGATCCCGGCGATGCGGTTCTCGTAGACCGCGCCTTCTTCAGCCGCCTTATCCGCCTTGTCGGGCGGCGCGCCGGCGGCGATCAACGCGTCGCGTAACGCGCCTAGTTGCAATGCCATCACGTCACCCCCGGTTTTCTCGACCGGCCGAAGACGGCCCGATACAGCTCGCGGTCCTGGCGCTGCGCATCGCGCCGCGCCTCGCGGTTGCGGTTCCGGTAAGACTTGTCCGCCTGCTTGATGCAGGTGTTGCATCGCCGGGTCAGCGGATTGCGGCCGCAGGCCGTCGTGTCGTGACCGTGGATGCAAACTGGTCTTCTTGGTTGGTAGAGCATTTAATTAGTTCCTTCCGAGTTAAGATAGTATTTTTGTATTTACAACGCGTAGTAACTCTCGATCCCCTCCTTCTACTCCTCTTCTACCCGGCCGACAGGGCTGCCGATAAGGACAATCTCGCCCCGACGGCACGCCAAGTGGTCTTTCAGCGCAGCCAACAACTCGACTATCTCGGCGCGCGGCAGTATCGCGGTGCCGCCCTCGGCATAGGATTTGTGCAACCGCACCTCGGCGATGCCGCCCCGGTGGTTTTTCCTGATCTCAATGTGCTGGATCATTATCGCCTCCTCACTTGTACAACTCGACCAAGCAACTCGTCGTAGACCCACTTGTAGGGCTTCTTCGGACTGAACACGCCGGCGCTGGCGTGCCCCAGCGCCGTCACCAGGGCATATACCTCGTCGAGCGCGACGTGCCAGGGGCACGCCAGCGCCCAGCGCCCGACCTCCTGGTCGCGATACCACATCGTGACCTCGACCTGGGCGCACGGGGGAGACAAAGTGAGAACCGCCCGATATTGGTTGTCGTGGGTGGATATAGTGCGAATTTGCACCGGGTCCGGCATCCGCCTTTCCTTTGTTTTCAACGAGTTGAAATCGGCGCGCCGTTGCGCCGATTTGCGGGCAATATCGGGGTAGGCACTTGTTACAATCCGCCGGGCGGTTTGGCTAAATCGTCGATTTTGCCGGACGAACCTGTTGACAGGGACTTGTTACGTGCGCGGTACTCGACCAGCGCCGCCTCGACGGGTATGCCGGCGATGTGGGCGATGTGGGCGTACGCACGCGCCTTCTCCTCGGTGTTGGGCTTGTCGCTCCATACCTCGACCACATCGACGAGCCCGGCGGGACCGTTCTGCGGCACCTCGCTAATCTCCCAGGGGAGATGGCCGTCATGCTC